AACTAAAAGAATTTTTTGCCCTCTCTCAACATAATATCTTGCAAGAGAATAAATCATCAGAGATTTGCCACTCGCAGTGGGGCTTATCAATAATTTTCTATTGTGTTTTAAAGCATCGTATACTCCATCAATTTGATAATCTCTAGGAGAATGAGAACATATAGACTTCATATAGTCTTTTACACCCTCAAATGATATCATATCATTTATTTCAAAGGGTTGACCATAAAATTTATTTTCTTTAAACTCATATGTATAATTATGAAGAGTGAGTTTATCAATTATTTTATCTAATAAACCAACGTAAATCTCTCCAGTATGAGTGCTTAACAAACGAATCTTTCCATCCCAGTGCCTACTTCTATACTGGGACATAAATTTCGCAGACTCAACTTCAAATGTAAAGTATGGTTGAAGTTCGTATAAAATGTGTGGATCACAATGAAGTTTTAGATGCACTTCATTTTTCTTTTCAATAATTACGTCACTCATAGTAATCATAATACTATGAGTATTTATTTAACTCAATCCAGCAGTAAATCTCATAAACTCGATGGCATTCTTAATTTGATAAGTTCTATTTGATATCATTTTGAGAATACTATCAACATATATGAGCATTGTTTCGTAATAATCAACCTTTAATGAAGATTGTGATAACTTTTCGTCAGAGTCTAAGTATCCTTGAAGTGTTTCTTTATCTCTGACTTTTTTTGGAAATGGGTTTTCTAGATAAACATCAGGGTCTGCTTTACCTGTAAAATATTCATACTTTTGATGTCTAATATTTTTTTTCTGTTGTTCTGCTTTTTTCTTTAATAAAAGAATTGTATTATGAATTTCAAAATATTTTGAATGAAGAATTGGAATATTTAAAGATTCTGTATGAAGATTATCTGGATCTATTTTGGAATCTTGCTCCCACATTCTTTGAATTGCATCAAGGTCTAAACTCATAAAGGATTTCCGCCTAGATCTACTATATTGTAGATAGTATACTTGAAACTCACGTCTGCTGTAAAGTACTGAACATCAGTTGCTGTTGCATCAAACGATAAAGTTCCTAATGAATATGGAAATAAATCTTTAAATATAATTTGAAAATTTGGAACTGATGAACTTGTTAAAATTTGAAGTGTTCCATCAGAGTAAATATTTTGTCTATCGTTTAAATAGTTTCCTTTAGCTATTCCAGATCTATTTAAATCTCTAAATTCCTGCACTTCTTCTGGGTATCCAAGTCCACGAATCCAATTTTGAACCTCCATATAGTTTTCTAAATCTTCATCTACAAGAAATCTTAAAGAAAAATCACCAAAGACTATTTTATCCCCTGGAGTATCAATATCTTTTAAGTAAGATGGTTGAATAGCAATTCCTAGATTTAAATCTGGAATATTTGCAGAGTTACAAAAGAATGAAACTTTAGGAGCTCTTTTTAAAGAAAATTTAAATCCTGTAGGAGATAAAAAGTTTCTATTTTGTGGTTGATCGGATGACATTACTTATATCCTCATTCATTAATAATAGTGCCGTACCATTCTTCACTCATACCATTAATAATTAAATCAGCAGACTCTTTGTCTTGAGCATAACCTTCCCTGATTAAATGCTCAACAATAATATTATACTTTTCAATTGCTTCTTTTGTTTCTCTTGGTGTTGATTTCATTTTAATTATAATATCCTTATTTTTATTTAGATAAAAAAAAAGACCCCCCGAAGGAGGTCTCGTATAATCTTGTGAGAAAGACTTACATGAGATTTTTGACCGCAACTCTACGATAGTAACGGTTTGCATTAATTGAAAGACCGCCAAGACCTGCAGTAGTACCCTCAGCGAATGGGTTTGCAACCATTCCGTAACGGGTCTTAAATCCAATTTTTGGTTGGAAGTTGTTCTCACCAACGGCACGAACCATTTGGAGAGGAACATAGGGGCAGTAGAAGAGTCCTGCATCATAAGGAGAAGAACCCTTATAACCAACAACATAATACTGATTACCAGGAGTTCCGTTAGCGGTAGTCAGGTTAGCAGCATATGGGTCAATGTATACACGGAATTTGCCCATTAAAGTACCAGCAAAAGTATTGCCAGTATCATCAACGTTCAGATTGCTGTTGAGAGCAGGAGTATAATCAAGAACGCCAGCCATGGTCAGTGCTGAAGCAACGTCAGCAGAACACATGATGATGTTGCCCTTTCCACGACGAGTTCTTTGTGCGATTGCGTTAGCATCACGCTCAATTTGGAACAGAAGTCCTTTGAACTTCTCAACTGACCAACGACCATTGGAGTCAATATCCAAGTCGAAGATACCAGGTGTAGCAACGTTTTGTACTGCACCCTGTTCAGCAACCTTATAGACGGTTCTGATAACTTCACGGTTGATTTCAGCAAGAATCTCTGTGGAGAGAATATTTGCCAATTCTGCTTCAGCATTCAGACCGTGAATTGCCTTGAGGTCTTGTGCGAGCTCAAGTGAATACTCAGCTTTCAGAGCACGTGACTTTGCAGTAACGGTGACTTTCTCGATTGAGAATGCCATCTGGTTGAATGCATCACCACCAGTACCATCAAGGTTCTCAGCAGAATCTGTACGCAGACCTTGACCTACGTTATATGCTGTTGAAGTAGCAGTACCAACTGGGTTTAGAACTGAAGGATTAGTACCACCTTGTGTGGTTGTACCCATACCAACGGCACCGCCACTGAATCCAGCAGCATCGTCAAGACCAGCAGGTTGACCAGAGAACGAAGAATCTGCTTCGTTGAAGAATGCTTCAGTACCATTTTGGTTCACATAACGTGAACGCATTGCAAAGATGAGCCCAGTAGGACCACTCATTGGTTGAACGCCTGCAATATCATAGGCGATCAAATTAGGCATTGAACGTCTGATCAATGAGATCAGAACGGGATCGAAACCTGCAGTAGGGCCAGTGCCACCTGCATTTGTGTATCCACCATTACCAACTGAGTTGGTTGGTGCTTCCGTCAGGAATGAACCTGCGGTTTCGAAAGAGGATTGCTCTCTTAAAAATCTTTCTTGGTTTTCTAACAGGACTGCGGTTACCGCTCTACGATGTGAATCTTTGATTGAATCAAGACCCTCATAATTGAGAAGAGGTGCCCACTTTTCCTGCAGATGCTCTGATTGGAACATTTGCTTTTACCTTTGTTAAGTGTTTGTTTTTTGTGTTTGAATTATATTAAATTCAATTATTTGCTGAACGATGAAAGAGTCTTCAAGTAGTTAGCCATCGAACCAGAATGTGATTCATATGAACTATCTACACCTTCCGACAGGGTTTCAGTTCTCGCTGATGGAGAAACTCCTCTTGAAGGAAAATATGATTCCCTCAATGTCTCCAGTTTTTCACGATATTCTATCTCACTTTCAAACTCAACACTTTCGGAAAGTGAAGCGAGCTTGTCTTTCTGAGTGTCTGCAAGACCTTCAGAAACTTGTTCAAAGATTCCATCAGCAACCGACTCTGAGAGACGCTTGTTGAGTGAAATATTTTTTTCGATTTGCTCGTTGAGTTTAGTCTCCATATCATCAAGTTTTTCTACCATACTCTCAAGTACATTATATTTTTCTTCAGGGATTGTTACATAATGTTCTTCAAAAAGACCTCTCATTCCTTGTAGGAATGATTCAGTCATTTCAGTCTTAAGACCTTGTTCGACTGCGAGTGCATTTTCAGAAATCCACTCGTCAGCAACATACTCAAGGTATGAATCTACACGTTCTGCAAGTTCAGTCTTAATTTCTTCGACCTCCTCTGCAAGAACATTAGAATACTGCTCTTCAAGAGTTTCTTTAATTTCAGAAACTTTGGAACGAAGAGCAGCCTCAAAGATTGTCCTTGCCTTTTCTTGGAACTCTTCAGAGAGATCCTCACCGGCAAGAAGAGCATTTACATCTTCTTCAATGTCATACTCTTCCTTCATTTCATCTTCATCATCCTCTTCATCTTCTTCTTTTTTGTTCTTTTTCTTACCCTTCTCATCTTCGTCCTCGTCCTCGTCATCTTCTTCTTCGGAAGCTTCTAATAGTTCTTCATCTTCATCATATTCAAGATCTTCTTCCTCTTTCATTGCTTCAGCAGGTTTTGCACCCTTATTTACAACATCTCTAACTTGCTTAAGAGTTGTTCCTGGAGTTTTTAATTTTGCCGAATCATCATCTGACTTATAATTTTCTGGAGTAGGACCACCAAGGTCTTCCCATGATCCAGTTTGTCCTGGTGTTGATCCTGAAAGACTTGAAATTGGATCAGGTGCAGATGCTCCTGAATTCACAGCAGTTCTGGATTGCTTTGCACCACTTCCCGCACCACCACCTTGTCCAGGTGTAGAAGCAGATTCCATTTCTTGTAATTGTTTGCCACGAGACATTTGAACTCTCCGTATTTTTCCTGTAGTAAATCTATATTTATTTATAATTAATTAAATTACAACGAATTTAAAAACTCATTGAACACTGATAACTTATATTCTTCAAGAACACCTTGATCAACAAGAGTGTTAATTTTTCTATAAGTTTTCTCTGCTGCTTTCTCTCTTAACAAACCTCCGTCCCAACACCATTCTTTTCCTTCCATAATTCCCTGAACAAAAGCATCAGGTGCGGAAGGATCAGCAACAATATCAGCAGCAGTAGCAAGCATAAAATCTTCACCGACTTCCTTATAACCTTTATTGTTTTCTCTCAGGGAACCAATACCACGAGAAGAAACACCGAGACATACTCCATCTTTGAGAAGAGATTCAACAATCTTTCCCATAGGAGTAGAAAGAATTTGAGCCTTACCTATAAAGTTATTACCATCACGATAAAGTTCTGTGATTTTATGTGAAACTCGATCAAGGTTTACTGTTGGTCCATCGGGATGTCCAAGTTCTCCAAGAGCACGTCCTTTCTGAACATATTGCTCATTATAACGATTTACCTCACGTTCCATAATAGACATAGGATACATACGTCCATTACGATTCACAGTTTCGGCCTGCAAAAATGGACCTCGGATACAGAGTCTTGCCTGCTTACCAGTTCCTTCGGTAATAACTTCTACTTTTTCGATTTCTTCTCTGATGAGTTTCATTTTTTTATGCTTGCGATGTGATTTGAACTTGTTGATGATAAAGAACTCCAGCACCAGATCCAAAAGCAGAAACTTTGTTTGAGGCAGTAACAGATGCGTCTGGTGAACTAAATGCAGTTACAATTCCACTTGAATTGTGATTTACAATCATTCTTGTTTGGAAAAATCCATTCACGCCAGAAGAAGTATCAACCGAAAGAACTTGTGCGTGAGTAAAATTATGATATAATGAACCAGAAAGTGTTACATAATCACCAATACCAAAAGGAACTTGAGTTCCTTCAGGTACATGTACAATTGTTGTAGTACCAGTTGTAACTCCAGCAACACGATTTGATGCTTTAGTAAGTGCAAGAGTTTCAGTTCCACCAGATGGAACATAATAATCAGAGGAAGTTGCTGAAGGAGTTGATCCTATAGAGATATGAACTGCACCACCAACTGCAACAACTCTCAAAATACTAGATTGAACTGAAAATGCGGATGATGTTGTTGCAGTTCCAGCAGTAAAACTAAATGAGGCACCGACCCCAACTGGTTTATGAGACATTATTTTTTTAGATACACTTTTAGTTATTTATC